AGAATAGAGGCAGCTGTCTTATCAGCATAACCCAAAACATCAATACGAGAAAGGGCTTCATTAATCCTGTCATATTCGGCCTGGATAGCAGAAGCCTCTTTGGTGGAGAGTATATCCTGTACTTCAATCAAGGAGGATAGCCTATCCTTAGCTAAAGATTGGTTGTTCATCAAGATCTTCAGTAAGGAGTTCAACTGGGTATTATAGTTTTGTGAATTAATGCTATCCCTCTGCAGTGCTGTAGCTTCCGACTGTTGTACCAACTGGGTGGCTAACTCAGCAATAGCCGAGTTCTTCTCAGCTTCTAAGTTGGCCATAGCTTCCTGAGTTACCACATCTGCCGGTAATTGTCCATAGAAACCCCTTGCCATTTGGTCAGCTGCCAGATCTTCCAGCAGGCTACGGGATTTAAGATCATAAACACTTGATAATGATTCGGTAGCTTGACCCAAGGCCTGGTCATAGGTTAGGGCTGGTGTCTGTTCTACTACCGGTAATTGACCCATCACATCTTGTAAGGTTATTTCTTTTTGTGGTGCAGACAGCTGTTCTATCACTTTTCTGAGTATAGAATCAGATGTCATGGTATCCCCCGAACCATTGAGGGCGTTAGATAAAGCTGTTTCGTCAGTTATAATATGTCTACCCGTAGAGGGGTCTAAATAAGTTCCAGGTACACTACCACTGGCGAATTTTTTACCACCAATGTTTACAGTGTTATTAGTTGGATCATACCCCACACCTCCACGACTGGTAGCCCATTCCTGGAGAGTTTTACCCACATTGGAGTTCTGTTGGTTTTGTGTGGTAGCTATCACAGCTGGCAGAGCTGAGGGACCACTTATAGAGCTATTAGTAGAACCTTGGGTTATAGATCCCGGAGTACTTACGTTGGGTGCTAGAGTTTTACCCCCAGAGTATAAGTGGGTATAAATGGGATCTCCTCCCACCATAGCACGGGCAGCATCCATACCCTTATAGTCTCCAATAGATTTGGCCTTGTTATAGGAGTCAACTGCGGCTTTACTCACCTCTATTCACCCCACTTTCTATAATTTTTTGGGTTTAACCCCTTATGGTTAATGGCCCTGAAAAAGTCATCTTTAAGAAGCTCATAGTATTTCTCATCATATAACTTACCATCTGAAAGAATGAGATCTCTTGTAAAAGTACCAACAATACGAGCTCCACAAACATCAGCAAAATAGTCATAGATCTTCTCGGCGGGGTTACCCACTACCACACTCCATAAAATCCTGTCCACACCAAACTTGGTGAACAGGTTAATGTCAAACTGAGCTAGGTCTTCTTTATAGGTCTGGTTACCAGGTACAAAGTTTATGGCCTCATAGCTGCAGGCGGTAGCAGTTAATCTATTAATAGTAACACCCATGTACCCCAGGATATCACCGTCATATCCCACACTGACCATCTGTATTCCGTCAGAGGAGCTATCATCAACATTCAGGATGTACTGTCTACCGAAACCCCGGTAGAAAAATTTTGATCTTTCGGTAGTGATGAACTCCTGATATTTACGTTGAAGCTCCTCTCTATGTTTAAAGGCTAATTCTAACATTAATAACCCCACCTCACAATTACTACTCCAGATCCCCCATCTCCACCATTTCCATCTGGGCCTCCTCCTCCTCCACCACCTCCAGTATTAGCTGTACCATTACCCCCATTAATTGTTGATGAGAGAGAAGTAGCTCCTAAAACTCCACCACCTAAACCACCTTTATTCTCATTTCCCCCACAACCCCCACCACTGTAGGTAGTTTCAGTTAAAAGTCCAAAGGCTCTAGTAGTAAAGTTTTGTCCAGTACCCCCCCTAATAGGAGCACCCAAACCATCTGAGCCTCCAGCGTAGGGAACTGTGGGACTAGAAGAGTAATGGTTTTTACCCTGTCCTCCCCCACATCCTCCATTTCCACCCAGACCCCAATCAGTGTGGTCTCCAGATAACCCATTAGATCCTCCAGAAACGGAGTAGATGGAGGTACCTTTAGAAATAGAAGAGCTTCCAGCTGAGTTGACTCCATAAACTGCTCCAGCTCCAACTGTAACAGCCCATGAATCCCCCTCTACCACGGGTATACCACTTATGTTTCTACAATAACCCCCTCCTCCACCCCCTCCCGCATTACTATTATCAATACTACCCTTCCCTCCATAACCTCCCCCACCCACAAGGAACACATCTATAAACTGTACCCCTATAGGTACCGTGAAGGTTCCCGAAGCAGTGAATGTTTGACTTCCTCTAGCAGCCCTCCCCTCAGACAGTAATTGAAAATTTCCAGATGAGGCTCTATACCTCAGGGGTACAATACATCCTGCAGTCAATACCCCTGAAGTTAAAGCATTACCTTTGGTATCCACAATGGGTTTTGTCCCCAAACTGTTCCAATTCAATGTGGCAGGTCCTGTATTTGTCACAGCGGGTATAAGATATACAGCCATACCATCCACATAACTGGTAGGTGCAGGTTCTGTGGATATCAGGTAAGTGTTAGCCACATTGTTGAGGTCAGCTGCATATGCGGGGATTTTTGTGTAGTTACCCAAGGTAGCGTCTAAGTTGTCAAATTTCGTCGCCAAATCGGACGCTAATTTTACATACGCAATACTACCATCAGGTACTACTCCCGAAGCAAAATTCTCCGCTAGTTGATCCACATACTCCTTTGTGGGTATTTCTGTACTCTTGATATTATCTGTGCCAATACCACCCCCATCTGCAAGAGGGTCAAACATCTTAAAGATGGCATCCAGATCTACCTCAATCTGATCAGGGCCTGCAGTGCCTGAGGATGCCTGACCACTACTAGCGGTAAAAGTTCTTGTGGGTTTTGCCATTATTTACACCTCCTTAAACCATAGCTCCAATAGAATCTTTTTTGGCGGCTGTCTTTACCTTCACGCCTTTAGGTCTAGTGGTAGTATACAATAGTCCTACAGCGAAGATGGTAGCCCCCTCGTCAATTTTGTCATGTCTACAATAAAACTGGAAACGAGAACCCTTGATTTTAGAGTTTAACTCTTTGGTAATCACGTCAGTCCATCCCCACAGTCTGCCCCATTCCTCCCCCCAAGTAAAACTTTCATCTATTAGTACATCTTCAAAGAGTAGAGATTTATACCCACTTATTAAACCCAAGTCCAGAGTAGTGTCTGTGTCAGGGTATTGCATACCACCCACAAACATTTTCTTGACATTCTTCATGTGTAAGGGGGTACCCAAATCCCAACCCTTACTGCGGGCTTCCATTACTACAGGTACAGCCTGGCCAGTAGTTATGTCCCAATCATTGTACCCACTGAACATTTTCAAAATGTAGTTGCCCGATGCTACCAAGATGTCTCCCTGTGAGGTCATACAGAAATGGTTAACAGATATTCCAGTATACCTTACAAAGGCATTCAGAGGCCAGTCATACACCAGAATTTTGTTATTTTTACTGTTAAGAGCGTCATCTCCATAAGCTAGAAGGTATTTCCTCCTTACCGGGTCATATATAGCTGTAGCCGTTTCAGGATGAACTATGGAATTTATAACAGAGGTTACTCTACCCTCAGCCTTATTAACTGATAAGTCATCATTTACCAGCACCATATATTCATTGCTCATGGCTATGGATGAGAGGGAGAAGAGACCTCCTATACCCAGCATTGTCAGAGTACCGGGAGTTAACTGAACACTATCTCTGGCGATAGTTCCATGAATAGCAGGTATCCTCTCCCAGGTAGCATCTGAGGCTACATCCACACCTTGCCATGCCGAGAGTGAATTTTGATAGTGCACTATCAGGCCCGTAGAAAATAGACTCAGGTTGATAACAGGCCCCTCTACGGTGTTTGGATATAGTATGCTGGTATCCTTGAAATACGTGGGGTCATTACCTTCAGAGTAATATAGGGCTGATGGGTCATCGGGGTTACCACTGGCATATACCCGGAAGTTTTTGTGATTCCAGGTGAAGATCCTACACTTTTTGATTTTAGATAAGTCTCCCCCAGAGGCATGAGGTGTAACAGTTACCAGGTCTGCCACACCAGCAGTGGTATTAGTGGATGTAAGACTATTAGTAAGCCCAGCACAAGTACCATTTGCAATAGAGATATTCATGGTAGTATCATTAGCAGCTCGTGTCTTGGCCTTAAGAGTTATTACTGTGTCTACTTTGGTGACGTCAAAGAACGCCGTTATATCGGTATTAGCCATAAGAGCTATCATGATCTTATTGGCTACTGTAGCTGCGGTATCATTCAGGGATACTGCTACATTAAGAGTTATGGGGGAGTTGGACATTCCAGCAGCAGTCACGATTACTGTGGCATTACCAGCGGTAGTGACAGTTCCCACAACAGTGTTGGTCTCTACCTGCTGAGTGCCAACTCCATATTTCCAATACTTATCCACAGAGCTCTGTTTACCTGTGAAATAGAAGTGCTCCTTGAAGAAGAAATACCCCATATCAGTATCGTCCAGGGTTATTATCTCAGCATCAACAGCCCAGGTAGTAGGGTTGAGTAGGCATAAAGTATTACCAATCATGGCGAAGTATTTATGTGTTCCATCTTTCATAGCCCACTCTATAATCCTGCTAACCTCACCACTATATCCAGAAGAATACACAGGGGTACAACCCTTCCTCTGAGAGAATGCACCCCTAATTTCCAGATCCACATTGTCAGCCAGTTCGAACTCATTGTCTTGAAGTTTATCAGGAGCTGAGTCGGCATTCCAGCCTCCAACAAAATCATTATAAATCTTTGGAGTTTTTTTAGCCATTAGTTGACCCCCTTAGCTTGAGGATGGAGAGTTATATTGCTCCTTAAGATTTTCAAGGTAGAGTTTAAGAGCATTCCTCTGTTTATAGTACTCAGTTCCATAAAGTTGAACCTCATCTAACTCCTCATCTTGGATACGATACTGGGTGATTAAATACCACATCACAATCTTGTGGAACTTAGAGGGTAGAGAGCTGGGTAGATCATCCTCCACAGAGGAGATATTACCGTAACCGGATTGGAACATAATCTTAATACTGTAGGCGGAATCTACTAGGGGGTATAATAATATGTTACCAGCCAGTATATAATAGTAAGCCGGTTCACTGCCAGTAGCCAGCTCATCAAAGGTACCCAAATCTTTAATGGGTTTGAGTTGTTTATTGCCATAATAGATACCTGAGATACTCGTTAGGTTAGAAGGGAGGGCTACACTATTACTGGCACGATTAACTACCAAAGTTACCCTATCCTCATAGGGAGCTTCAATGGATAAATCATCCAGACAATCATTGACGAGATCTACTGAGTTGATAGGCTCAAACTCATCGTCAATCAGGTATTCAGCCCTCCGGATAGCATCTTTAACCTTCATAGTGTAGCTCCTCCCTCAACCTTCATTAGTTAGCGGGGTTAGACCCGATGATACCCCTCCAGTCGGAGTATCCACAAGAATACCGCATGTACCCAATAAACTTGGCGATCATGGTGTCGAAGTTCTTATCCCGGTTGAACTCCGGCCGGATTCTCCAGTAGAACTTCAGCTGTGACAATACGGGGTCCTGGATAAACCAGGCGTTGGCATCAGTCAGGTAGTCCATAACAACAGGATCGAGTCTGCCTTTCAGCACGTTCTTGTCATTGTAATCGCCCCCAGGTTTCTGGACGGATTCCAGAAGAACGGCAGTGGTAAACTCCAGGTCTGCCGGTACAATCAGTTTACGTTTGGTGCTGGTTCCAATAACAATGCCAGTTTCATCCGGTGTTTTTCTCAGCAGGGTCAGTCCGGAGGTCAGTCCAGAACTGTCCAGAGCAGCGGTGCCCAAACTGTTATCACCATAACCAGAAGATTTGGTCAGGGGATGACTATCTGATACCAGCGGCACACTGTCATAACCATTGGTAGTAAAGCCGTTGTTCAGCACTGAGGCTGCGGTGATGTCAACACTGGCTCTTCCCTTACGGGCGATGGATGCCGGGAGCTTATTGATCTGGTCATACTGTTCATCATCCACAAATTTTCTTTCAACCTGAATCCCTTTGGCATACTCCTTATGGATGTATGTGGCACTCAGGCCGGATTCAATGGTCTCATAGTTAATGGGCCCCATGGATTCCTTTTCATCCCACAGGCCAACACCGGCTACATGGTAGTCTTCTTCCTTGGCTTTCTTGGAGTCCAAGACCCGGAAGATTTCAGGGAATTGCTCCGGAACTTCATCATAGGTTTCAAAGAAGATCTCTCTTAACCCAGGTTCCAACAGCTTCGCAAAATTTGAACTTGATACAACACCAGCCATTCTATATCACCTCCACTATATTCCAGCTGCCCGTTTGGTGCTGGACAGTTTACAAATTACTTTCTTCTTGGAATTGATGAATCCGGTAATTGCCCAAGCTCCACCAGTAGTATCATCGGGATCAATGACGGTGGGGTCAGTGGCATTAAGGTCAAACAATGTACCCAGAAGGTCTGCATTGGTAAAAGTTTTCTTGGTCCCAGCATCAGTGAAGTCTGCGATGAACTCCACATCATCCAGGGCCATGATAACTTCAATCAGAGTGCCAGCTCCACCAGAACCCACAGTAATGGTCTGATTACAGATACCAGCAAAAGCTGTATCAGCCGGTGCACCCACATTAGCCAAACCAGATTCCATGTTAACGGGAGTACCCTTAACCCAGGTCATACTGGCCGCTGAGGGGATTAATTTAACAGGGGCTACACAGTCACCCCCAGTTCTCCGATAAAACCTAAAACCCATTTATGGCACCTCCTTATTTCTGCTTGCTCTTCTTATGAGCTCTGTAAGCATCAATGCTGTTCATATTTTTCATAGCTGCATAGTCAGCGGGGTCTTTACCAGTCTGCCGGCAATAGGCCAGCTCATCAGCAGTAAGTCCAAGACCTTTAACTTCTTCAGTCATCTCAGTCATGATATTACCATGACCCATCTGATTTTGAAGGTTGGTCTTGATCCTCTGCTCCATCTCCAGTTCACGTTGTTTCATAGTGGTTGCACCTTGAGTAGCCCAGAAGGACTGTTCCATGGTAGCCCCAGTTTTACGAGCATATTCCCTCACGGTATCATTCACAGTTTTATCTTTCAGTGATGAGTACATGGGGTCATTCATTAACTTGGATTCCTCCAAGTCCATTCGGATATTGAGGTTTTCTTCCCTCATGCTCTCAATCTCTCTGGCTCCCTGGTTCAGCTGTTGATATACCACAGGATGCATGCCTGCTTGATTTGCCTCTGTCTCCATAACAAGTCCATCAAGCTCCTTCTGGATATCCTGTGCAGAACGGCCGGTGATTTTAGCAAGCCTGTCAACTATGTTCTTATTGGAGTCATAGTCAGCATACTTCTTCTGTTCCTCGGCCAATCTTGCCCTGATAGCACCTTGCATCTGGGTTTCTGTGAACATCCTCTCAGTGGGTGTATTGGGAGGGGGATTACCTGAACCTCCTCCAGAGGGGTCACCGCCAGGTCCCGGGTCTCCGGAGGGGGCTCCTCCAGATTCTCCCCCAGGTGGATCTGCAAACAACTGAAGATTGATACGATACAAGTCTGACATATTATACACCTCCATCGCCTTAACGCCGGCTAGCGAAATCGCGCCTTTCCGCGTTGCCAGAGGATCTTACCCTCACCTCATGGGAAGGTTACCATTAACCCGTGGTAACAGCGGGACATTATATATGTTCCTGCATGTGCAGGGCGACAGTGTGTGTGAAAGGTCCATGATAGCCACACATTGGGCATGTGATATAGCGTGGATTGGGATCATCTTTACGAGTGTCCCTCAACGCCGGCCTCTCACATTTAGGACATACAGGTAGTTGCATAGTCCTCTTCTGTATGTTGGGGTGTTGGGTTATGAGTACATTCTTGTGGAACAGGTGTTTGATATATTTTTGTTCAGTAGAAGCATATTGTCCTAATGGCATTTTATCTAGCACCTCCTTGCCCACCCAAAGTTGCTACAAGCGAATCAAGGATCTGGGGTGGTATAGAACCTATATCAAATTCTTGGGCATTGCCAGGGACGCCAGGATTACCCATCATGTTCATACCCATAAAACCAGCCCCAAAATTATTACCAGTGGGTGCCATGGGGTTAGCAACAGGCCAGTCAAGTGAGTCCTTGAGGAACATACGGGCTTCTTCCACAGTAATAATACCCTGAGCTTTGAGGTCAAGTAGGGACTGGTATATAAAGGCTTTATTGTGTGGCATTCCTGCCCCAATATTTACCCGGAGATCAAACTGTGCATCTTTGGTCATAACTTTACCTCCATCACCCATAAGGGGTACAAGACCACCTTCAGTGCCAGGTATAAGTTTTGGTATAGTTTTAAGGTTAGAACCCCTGAACCAGATATACTCAGGGTTCTCTTTCTCGATAGTACCTTTACCCAAAATCCGGAAGGCCTGTTCTTCTGTGAAGAACTGCTTCAGGTAATCTACAGCGAACCCCAAGCTGTTGCTCAAACTTTCCTGCATGAACAGTTTTTTATGTCTGCCACGTCTGTTACCAGCTTCTTGGAGTGCCATGATAGCTGAGGCTGCACGAACATTAGACCTTCTTCCCTCAGTAACATCGGGTCTACCAGAGATAAGCTCAGCTTCCTTGAAAGCCTGGTAACGTCTCTCCATAATGTAGCTGGGCAGTGGCGGGGGTTCAACGGTTTTCCAAGCATTATGGTCTCTGGCCGGGATACGTAGACCAGATTTCTTAGTCCACTTACTGATATTAATACCAGAGGCCAGGCCAACCACAATCTGTATATTGCCCATAAGCCGGGCATTAATACGAATCTGGTCGTCTAATTCATTGATGAGGTCCTGTGTGGGCTTGAGCAGCTCAGCATCTCCCATACCCCAAATACGTCCTTCCACAGGATAGCAAGGCAACACGTCGAAGGGGTATTTACCATTCTCATAGAAGCTGTGGTAATCTTTCTTACTGTCATACAGTAGTATATCTCCCGCTATTACACGACGTCTGACGGTGTTTTTACTGTCTCTTGTCCACAACTCTATGGTACGTGCGCTGTTACTGGTGGTAGCACGTACCTCATGGACATCTTCACCCTCAAAGATATTAAGATCACTGGAGTGTCTACTGGACTTAACTTTACGAGCCACATCACCATAGGTGCGTATGAGGTAGGGTATGGGCAAGTCCAGAACATGGGCAAAGAAATCACCCTGCTGGATGTGGTAGTGTTCTTTAACCTTAGGATCCGGGAACATGTTTATGGGACTGACAGGCTCCCACACAACTCTATGGAGGGTGGGATCATAGTAGATCTTCCAGCCGGATGTACCAAACTTCAGCCAGCGCCAAGCAAACCTGTCCAGTTTATAGAGCATATGATTCTGGAACCACATCCAGTCGAGTATGTGCTCTATATCTCTAGCATATATCTCATCGGAGGGCTCCTCGCCAACAGCTGTGATATCACTGACCTCATCTACCATGTCAGATACCTGAGAGGCAATGGTGGGGAATATGATATTACACACTGACCCCGGATCATCTTCCTCCAGGGCAGGATTCTGTTTGTTGCGGTTATAGTCTTCATATGTACGCCATTCAGTGGGGAGCCCTAATTGCTCCTTAGCGTCACGAGATGCATAATAACAATCTTGTGCGTATCTCACGTTGGGGTCAAGTTTGTTAATGAGTGCCAACTGTACACCTCCTAATCTCTCTCAGGCTTCTTGCCTGTGGGTACCACTGGATCAAGGTCAGGTAAAAGTTTAACTTTGGTTATAGGGGTAACAGCTGGTTGACCTGTGGGTGGGGGGTTCCCGACCTTCTTACCCACAATATAACATGAATAACCGATGATGGTCAAACTCCAAATACCGGCAAAAAAACCGATTATGAGCGGTATGAACCAACTAGTTGAAAAATTCATTCAGCCAATCCTCCTCACTTAATATTTCGTCATTTCTGTCTATATCTTCACTTAACGACGGGTGTACGAACGAGCCATCATTTCGTGAAGCTACAACTCCCCGCTTAGGTCTACCGGGTTTAATTGCATCTAGGTCATTGCCCAGTGGGTTGCCCAGCAACAGGTACGCCAGCGCATCACGAGCATGATCCTCCCTCTTGAGTGGCCTCTCCCTCTCACCAGGCTTGACAGCCTTCCACTCACTAGTCTCCAGGCAGGCTATGGTAACCTCACACCTATCACTGAAGAATAACTTACCTCGTAGCAGGTATTGATGTATGATAGAGATACGTACCAGAGCATCATTACTGGGTGCAGGGTTGAGCACCACACCATGCTCCAGGTATAGGTCAGCTGGTGACTTCTTGTCAGCCCCCCGGTTACGTGTACTGGGGTCGGCCCATAGTATCCTAGCCCTATGACGCTTGATCCACACTGATACCTTGTCAATGTCAGCCTCTGGCTTGTAGTACTCATCATAAATATAGATGTTGCCAGCTGGGTCTACCTTGCCCATGAGGCAGGCTGTGGGAGCTGACACACCAAAGTCAAAGCCTCCCTCTACCCTACGTGTGGCGGGGATGTCAGTGTGCGGTATGACGTACTGGTCTCTCGTGAACTCATCGAAGATCATGCCCTGGAACACATCGAAGCTACAGTCAAGGAACCTCTTGACCCACTCCTCAGGGTGATCACGGCGTAGGTCTTGCTCATAGTTAGGGGGCAAGTTGGCCAAGTTATCTCGTGTAGGACACGTAATACCCCAGAAGTTGTCAGGCTTCTGTGCCGAGAAGAACCACTTCCATATCCAGTCTTTACCCCCACAGTTACTAGTGATGAGCCCCCGTAGTGGACCTATCTTACCACGAAGCCTGGCCTTGAGCATGAGGAATACTGCCTCAGGAACTTCACCACCCTCTGGCTCATGGCACTCATCTATCCACCACCAGTCCAGGTCTAGTGAGCCCAGTGGCCCAGGCTCGTCAAGATGTCTGAAGAGTATCTCTGAGTATACTCCAGGCACTGGTGTCTTGAGCCACAGATGTGACTGTCCCTCCAACCACCTATGCACGAGCTTCTCACGTTTACCTCCTGTGAGCTCATCTATGACCTCGAAGAAGCGACGCTGTGTGGTGTCTCGTAGTGCAGTGGAGGTGAGTCTACCAATCACACCCAGAGAGCCGGGGAATTCCTGGCTGAGCTTTATACAGTCATATGCCCCGGATGTAGTCTTGCCAGAGCCCAGCCCACCCACAACAGCCCTGAACTGTGCAGGGTTTATGTGCATGAGCTTCTGGTTGGGTAGGGGAGTATATGTCATAGGCTACTCCTCCTCTGTGTCTGTGTCTGTGTCTGTGTCTACTGGTACTAGCTCTACCACACCCTCAGCGTCTGTGAGTCTGATGGCATAATTAGGTGCTGGGGTGGTGTTATCTACGAGGTCGCCAAAGTTGAGTATTACTGGAGTGTCATCTTGTGGATTGCTGAGAGCTTGTACACGTAGTCTCTCGGAGAATTTACGTGGGTTGTTGGCCCTGAGCAGGAACTGTAACAGGGAGTCGCTCTTAGTGAGGGCCCGTATGATGGCTGTCTGCTCCAGGTACTGACTGAACTCTTCATGGGCGAGGTCGAAGCGTTCTTGGTAGTACTCCGAGTCATTAATAATACGTCTCACAGCCTTAGGGTTGATGCCAACGATCTGAGCCGCGTATCTCACAGTGCCCACAATAGCATAGGCATTGAAGAAGGCCTCGAGCTTGGCTTTCTTGACTCTGTGATCATCTCTGCCATAGATCTTCTCTAGGCGGATGACTCTGTCGAGGCCTATGTCTTTGAGCTCTTTGGAGTTGAATTGTTTCACAATGTCCAGCATGGTGGCCTGCTGTATGGCTAAAACGGCCTCTTCGTCCTCCTCTGATTTCCTCTTGCGTGCCATGGGAACCACACCTCCTTTTGTGGATGATTATATCATGGATCGGGATTTTTGTCAATAGGCCAATATTCCATGGCTGGGGACCCCCCTAAATCTTCTGCTAGTACACGACGGGAATACTCCATATGGTCATTTTTTCATGGGGGCCTTGCTTTGTTTCGACATGGTTAGAAAAAATTATTAAGCAAAATCATTGATATATAGGCAATTAGACAAGCATATTAAAAAAATGTTATTAATTAATGTACATGCATTTGACAAGGCCCCTTTATTATGATAATATAAATATATAAGCAATTTTGCTTAAATTTGATGGAAAGGAAGGAAATATTGGACAAGCCTAGCATGTATATTTTCACACAAACGAAAGGGGAAATTGGAATGGAAAACAAAGAAACAAGGGTAACAAGAGCAAAGAAGGAAAAAGTTGAGGAAAAAGTTTATACAACAAAGGATATGGCATTGGCATTGGGCATGAATGGCAAGCAGTTAAGAAGGAAATTACGTGCCATGGAAAAATACAATGATGGTATTTACACAAGGTATGCATGGACAAAAAGCCAATATGATGCCATTGTGAAACAAATCAAAGCAGGTGGAGAAAAGAAGGAAGAGGCCAAAGCATAAGTAAATAACAATAGGCAGGGCATGGAAACATGCCTTGCCACATAATGAAAGGAGATAGGTAATATGTATAGAGAGCAGTTTTTAAGTTTAGATGAGGTTGAAAATTTATTGGAGATCATTGCAGGTTCAGGTTGTGAGTTTGAAATTGAGAATAGCGAAACATGCACATTATATTTAGATGTGGAGGATTATGTTATTCACATGATTCTGAGACAGATGCCAGAAGAGATGGTATATGTGATGTATACAAAATGCATTGGGGATATTATTGAGATGGAAAGGGATGAGGATATTGTAAATAGTGAGTATAGGAATGACAACAAATAATGAATAGGGGGAGAAATCCCCCTTTCACATAATAAAAAGGAGGAATTTAGAATGGCAAAATGGAAAAATGAGTTAATGAGTGGAGTTGTGGAGTTGTTAAAAAGTAATGGTTTCGTAAATTGTAGGGTTCAAGAGGTTCCAGATATGGTAGATGATTATGGGAATGAGTATTTGTTTCTAATTCATGCATGTACAGTGGATGAGATGGGATATAAGGAGTTGCCAATTATGGCAGATAAAGCATGTAAAATAATAAATGAGGTGTTATTTACATGTGAGGGTGATCATATTGAAACAATGGAAAAACCCATAATCCTAAACTCCACTGTTGTCTTTCCTATAACATTGCTGAAATAACAAAACCAAACCCTTTGAGCCCCGCAAGGGGCTCTTTTTTTAAGCCCCGCGGATCGATCCAACTCATCTTTTACGCGGCTGGATCCAACCCCTTTAGTACGAGCTCACCGGATCGATCCACCTCATTTAGTACGTGATCGGTGATTAATCTCGGTGATCGATCCAACCCAGGGTTTGCTCAGGAGATTAAACTTTTTGCTAAACTCCCTTGCAAAGGGCTCAATCTCATGATATAATAAAAGAAAAAGACCTGGACACCAGGTCGAGAAAGGGGAACACACAATGAACGACATGGAAAAGAAGATCGCAGCTCGGGGAGCTAAACGCCAATCTAACCTCACAAAGCAGGAGAAGGAAGATCTCGACAAGTTCTTGGACGAGCTGGGTAACAAAATGGGAGCCCAAGCTTCCACAGTAAGTACCAAGCCCAAGGCTAAAGCTCAGCCCGCGACCAAGAAGGACAAGCCCAAGGCTCAGCCGAAGGCCAAAACTACACCTAAGGCACAACCTGCACCTACTACCACAGCTGGAATCTTAACCACCAAGGAGGTGGCTGCAATGGTAGGGACAACGCCCAAGGCTCTACGCAGGGTCCTCCGGGCCAAGTGGTACAACGACAACGTGACCACTAACTACCGCTGGACGAAGAACGACCCTATCCTCAAGGAAATTTTAGCCCATTATAAAAAGGAGGCGAAGTAGATGCAAGGTTGTGCGACAGTCAACTGCCCTTACTGGAACGGCAAAGTTTGCACAGACCCAAATGATTATAAAAACAGTGAAGGGCTTTATGTTTGCGGCAGACGGGATGATGCAATCCCGGTTACGGAAATCCACGACACACAAGGAGGCGAGGAACGGTGAATAGTTGTGAATTTACATGCCTTTGCGGGAAAACCAAAGGTTGGATAACCGAAGGGGAACTCAAAAAAGAACCTTGTCCAGTTTGCGGTAGAATTTATCGCGGAGAATATGACCCAAAAAATTTAACAATTAAGGCTATAGAGACACAAGGAGGCGAAGCCCAATGAAGTTCATCTACGAGTGCGAAAGATGCGGCAAGCAGTTCGTCGAGAACAGTCAGGGTGCGAGGGATTGTGAGGAGAGTCATACTCTCCCCCTCGCCAACGAGTACGAGGTACTCCCACTCACCTACAAGCCGGGCCAGAAGTACCCGAGCACCATTCAAATAAGGATGGCGGATGACACCAGAGTCAACTACCGCAGAACTTCTGAGGGTGTAATTTTCCCGGGTGAGGAGGATGATGAATAGATGGACGAACGGACTATAATCTACAACGTGCTGGCTGGGCTCACCGAGCCCGGCTCAGTCACCCACATAACCACAACGGAGGGCTTAGCGCTCAGGGGTTTCGTCAAGGCGATGTTCGATACCTACTTTATCTTCGACCCTATGTCTGGAGAGCCAGCTCGCTGGAAGGTCTTCTACTACTCCGAGATCAAGAACATCGGTAGGGAGGTGCTGAACCGTGACTAGGATCTTATTCATAGGCACGAACAGAGAGTTCGGAGAGTGGATCCGAACCTGGAAATTAGTCCTGACTCTTACCCAACTCAAATAATTACCCCAGTATCATATCATGACAGGACATTCTCATTCAACTCAGTTCATCTGGGAACCTGTGGGAATGTCCTTTTTTGTTTCCTATATCAGTATGATCCACCTACCTCAGTACGCGAACTTCATGAGTTCTGAGATTTTGTGTGCGTGAGGTAAGCATTTTTCTCAGAAAACCACTATAAAAGTTGATAAAAATAAACTAATTTTTCATCCCACCCAATCCGTGGATTTAAACCTCTATAATCGAATCAGCAAATCGCACTAAAAATCGCACTTCGATTTTAATCTTCCCCTCCATCTAACAGACATCTTCCCACACTTACACATTACTACACCAAAAACTACACCTATAGAAACTTACATTGATGGGTGCAACGGAACCCCCGTAGGGGGTGTAGTGTGTAAGCACCCGTTCATAAAACTGGCGTTTTTAAACGCCGTTTTATTAGTATGTATGTAATACATACGTATAACAAGCGTTTTAGTTCCGTTACTTAGTTTGTCTGTGAGACATGACTTTACTATACTCTGAGAAAATGAAAAACTAGAGTAAAAACTTGAAACGGCCACACCTGTAATTTAGTTACTTGCTCCATCTCCTGTATCTCGTAGATACACCTCGAGTACTCTGCAAGTAACTAAATTTTATGAGTCCATTTTCAATGAGTTCATTAAGTATTTTACGTACTCCCTGAGGTGTTCTAGCGTTCGATAAACCACTCCAGTAGTTATTCTCGATGATCTCCTGCACTGTGAAAGATTTATCTTGTGGTAGAGCCTCCACTAGGTTATTCAACTTCTTCATGCGTCTGAGCTTCTTGTCTCTCTGTACCTGAGTGTCACGCTCAGCCTTGGCCTGTGCTCTAGTCTCTACCTCTGCTTGTGTGAGTTTGGGCTTACCACCCACCTGTCGTGTTAGGGGCAGACGCAGCTTCAGTCGTGTCTTAGCTTGACGTAGAGCTAGATTCTCCAGAAGATAAGACCTCCACTTGTCGTCGGGCATTGACACATAGGTTATACCCCTGTGTTTGTAGATAAATAATTTGGGCTTGGGGTACTTCAGCTTGAGCTCTGCCAGTATCTTGTCCACACCAGCGTAATCATTACTGTTCAGTCCCAGGTACTCAGCTAAGATATGTTTGTTAATTCCCAGGGGATGAAGCTTTAATAATTCATAGGCCAGCTCCACATCCCTCATTGGTAGCTGGGCATAATAGCGCATGTCCATCACAGCCAGCTTATATTCCTGCACAGAGTCAATATTCATCATGAGTTGGTCAACTCTGTCGCTGAACTTACTCATGGGGTACACTCCTGTAAGTGTAAGTAGTTATTCTACCTCTACCTTTAGAACCTAGATCAGTCACTACATTAGGTATTCGTGCCATAAGCTTCTTGACTCCCACAGTTGATAAACCACTAATGGTTGACAGTTCTGTGACGTCGGCTTTCCCATGAGTTTGTAAGTATTTAACAATCACCTCCTCATATGAATCTTGTCTCTGGGTGTTGGGTAAAATACCACCACTGAGCATTTGGTCCCAGGTATTACTCTTCCTCCGTAGAAATTCAGTATAAAAATCTTGGTGATACTCCTCCAGGATTATAGTAAATGACCTACTGTGGTAAACTTTGAGTACCTGCTTGCTAGTCTTGTCCTCATACTGTTGTATAATGGTGTTCATAGTAGTCCAATCATCATAGTGACAGCCTATCCACTGAGCTAGATCATAAGATGATAATCCCCTCCATGATCTTTGCAGTAACATGTGTAGTAGTCTAACTTTATCTCTAGGTATCTCCATAAAATAAACCACCTTTCATTTTAATTAATTTTAAAATAACATAAAATCGACGTTTTGTCAAAGTTTCAACTCGCTTCCTTATTATATATACATGTGCAAAGTAATCCCAGACGGGGTTTAAAAAAATATTTGACAAAGGGTTAACCCAATGATACAATTTAATTGTAAATAAAAATAACGTGAGAGGAGGAACACAATGCACGAAAAGGTTATGGAAAAGCTCAGGCCTGAGGTAAAGAACATATGGGACCATGCCATAAAGATGGCCCTCAATCAGGCTAACATTGCAGTGATGATGGAGGTAGGCTCAGGCCTTGACCCCAGTAGCCAGAAAGCCCAGGATATTGCTGAGGGGATTGTTAAAAGGATGGATGACTCAGTGGGGCAGACGGTGAAGCTCATGGACCTGGTAGAAGAACTGGTCAAAAGTGAATTCAACCCTGACGATGACCTGGAGCTGTACAAGCATGTACAAACTATGTTCAGTGAAGGAGGCAGACGATGAAAGCCATAGACAAACACAAGCGCTGCCCTGGGTGTAGGAGTGACGTAGATGTGGACAAGTTCACACACCCCAAGGAGGTCGAGGAGTATAACATCAGTGGACTGTGTAAGCAGTGCCAAATAAACCTATATGGGCCCACTACCGACGACGCAGGTCGTGGTACAGAGAAGGGCGAAATTAAATTAGAAGGAGAATGATAAAGATGCCGAAAACAGACAGCAAATACACAATGGTGGTAAAGTCCAAGGAGACCGGTGAGGTAGTGTATGAAGGTGATAACTTCATCATGGCGGCAGACAGCATAGATGAGGAGAGCTTCTTCATGTGTAACAGCGCAGACAACCTGATCACAGCAGCCGGTCTCATGCAATGCCTACAGCTTCGTGTGAGAAGTGAGATCGTGGATAGCCTGTTCCCCCACCAGGCTAAAAGGGGTATGGCAATACCCATCAGCCTGGTTGAAGAGATGTTTAACACCAAACCTGAAAACAGTAATTAATCTTGGGTCGGGACTTTTCCACCCGGTCCATGTTTCCCCTCTTACTATACATGGGGGCTACCATGCCCCCGCCCCTCTGGGGGCCACACTGAGGAGGTGCAGTAATGCCTGAGATAACATATAAAGGTAAAAAGGTAGAGCTCACACAGGAAAGAGCTATACGTTGGCATCGTGAGCT